TTTTGGCAATGCGCTTCGCCCCAGTTGTCGAATTCTTGGCATTCATAACGTGTCCACCCCTGATACCCGCAAGCGGACTGGGTTAGTGCAAGTGCCCAAACCAACCCAGCCGCTGCGAATCGACGGTTCACTTCCCCGTAGAACCGAAGGCTTTGTCGTTTGGGTTTAACCAGCGCAAAATCACTGGTGCAACCGCTGCAACCCCTGCCATTGCAAGGGTCTTTGGGTCAGTAACGCCCGCCATGTATAGGGCAAGTGCTGCTGCCATGAATGAACGCGCCCATGACGCGATCAAGGCTTTGGCTTCGACCATTTTTTCGTCTCCTTCTTTGGCTTCGCTGCCGTTGTAGGTATTTCGATTTTTGGAAATTCTCCCTTGTACGGCACAAACTTTGGAATGCCGAAACCGACAATTTCCTTGCCTTCGCCGTACGAACGAACCTTCACCATGACCATGCCGCCATTGCGTTGGTCGCCTGTCCCGCTGGTGTTGCCTTCGATCGTCAAGCATGTTTTTGTGTCAATTAGTCCAACAACAATTCCAATGTGTGAAATGCGATCAACCCCGTCGTGCGGAAAGTCCATAAAGGCTAGATAACCTAATTGTGGCATTCCTGACCAGCGTTGAATTTCTTTGAACTTATGTGCGCCTTGCGCCGTGCCAACGACTGAATGAATTTTGACACCCGCTTGCGCTGCACACCAATTGACAAATGACCCGCACCACGGCAAACCGTCGGCTTTTGTAAATTTGCCGTACTTTGTGAGGTTGTCGCCTTCCTCAACCGTGCCGACTTCAGCTGCTGCGACCTCGATCAGCCGTGCATTTGTGCCGTCAGGATAACTCACGACAACAACAATTTCGCTTCGTCGTCGGTGATTCCTAATTTGGCAAGCAATGCAGCCTTTTGTGTTGCTTGATCTTTTTCCTTATCGGCTTTCCATTTTTCGACTTTTGCAAAACCTGCTTCAAATTGTGCTTTTGTTATTGGTGGACATTCGACAAAAGTGATTCCCTCAAAAGAATCGCCTGAAATTGCCCAACCACCATTGGGGATAAGCATTTCTAACACTTCGTATCCTTTGACCATTATGGTGTTACCTCCATTAAAACTATTGAGGACGCTTGTGTTCCGTTTTGAACTCTTGCGGTTGCAACCGCGTCAGTTGAGCAAAATTGTGTTTTGTAAATAGTGGCAGAAGTTGTTGCTGGTGAATCAAGGAAACCGTAAGAAGCACCACCGACATTGTTATTAGTTGTTGTATTGTTTCCACCTGCACCATAGGCAAATAAATTGCCTAAAGTTGTTGAACCGCGCATAAGTCTGACCGAAACACCTGTGTTGCCAGTTGCTTTGAAAAGTCCATTTTGTGAAACAAAAACCAAAATTTTGTTTGAAGCACTTGTCGGTGTAATAGTTGCAGTCAATCCAGTATCTATAAATGTTCCTGTACTACTTGATGTTTCCACGTCATAAGAAGCAGTAATAATTTGAACCACTTTTTGCGTAACGCTTACGGTTGCCCACGACGAAGTTGTGCCGTTGGTAGTCAGGTATTTGCCTGAATTACCAGTTTGTGACGGTACAACGGCGGTCGAATCAATTCCAATGGTGACCGTGCCTGACGTGCCCCCGCCTGTAATTGGTGAAGTAACTGAAACGCCTTCAATGTCCCCCGCGACTGTACCCCAAACAAAATCCATGTCGGTGTTTGTGTTTTTCTTCAACACTTGTCCTGTTGTGCCGCCTTTAAGATCAGCCAATGACGTGTCAACCGCCTGACCAAAAACTTCAAAATCGGCTGGAAGGTCAGTGACTAAATCCGTGCTGGTAGGCATTTGCCACCCGAAATTGCTTGTTGGGTTTGTCATGTTTTCTCCTTATCAGGCAACAATTGTTGCACTTTCCCAGTCAAGTGTCGGCGACACGCTTGACCACATTTCCGTGATCGGTACGTCGTTCCAACGCATTGCCTGCAATGAATACGCCAACGGCGACAACAACAACGTCACTGAAAGTCGGTTGTACGCTGCCTGAAATGACCAGCCTTCGACGAACCCTTGAAACGTACCCGACGACATGTTGAGCGGTAAATTGTTCAACGAAATCGCTTCACCCATGAAAACGTTGAGCAACGCGTCACGATCGCCATTGTCAATTTCAGGGTTTGTCAGGTCAAATGCAATTTCGCTGAAAATTGGTTGTGGTTGGGCACGAAGTGACAAATAGAAATTTGCCTGGGCAAGCGCGTCGGCTTGATGTTCAAGCGTTGTCGTAATGATTTGGGCAAGTGTGCCATAAAGTGCAATTGAATTTGCGTCACTGGCTGATCGTTCGGCACTGCTCGTCGAACCGTATTTGATCGTTAGCGAATTTCGAACGTCGCCAACACGGGTTTGAATGCGCAAACCAGCTGCGCGGGCATGGTTAGCGTCAAGGTCAACATAACCGTTTGCAGCCAGGTAATTGGTGCGGTGGGTCGAATCGGCGTAGCCAATGCGCCCTTGCGCGTCCTCGTAGATGTACCCCAGCCCTGAGGTTGCCAACGCTGAAACCAGCGAATAAACGTCGGTTCGGCTTGATGATCTGTTTGCCAATTCATAATTGCCAGGGCGGTCAATTTCGCCCAAACCGTTGTTTTCAGCCGTTGCCCATGTTGTCGTTGCTGGCGTGTATGTGCCCCAGGTGACCGACGGTGCAACCTGCGCCCAAGTGTTGAACAAAAGGTCACTCAAAATCTCATAGATTTGATCGCCGTCGAAATCCTTTGAAAGTACGCCGTCGGTCAATGCCTTTGGCAAGCGTGCCAATGCGCCCAATGCGGTGATCGAATAAGTTTGTGTGAACATGGTCGAACCCACGTCGCGGACTTCCAGCCCAATGTCAACAACGTTGCCCCCGAAAATTGAAACAAATGTGTTTGACGTATCTTTGACCTGAATTGAAATTGTTGAATTGATCTGCACGGGAATGGCAATTTGATTCACGTCGATCAATTGAATGTTGGTGTAGCCCGCTTGCGCCTGCTCATAAATGTTGGTTCGACCGCTGCGAATGACTAGATTTGCCAAAACCGCGTTCGTGTATTCAGTGCCGTCAATGGTCACTTTCCAAACGGGTGACCACTGCGTCATGCGATTTGTAGGCTGGTTGCGCCGCCTGTGCCGCGATAGAAACTGTCATTTAAGGTTTCAACGATCGTTCGTGCAGTGCCTTCACGATCAAACGCCCCAGTGACGGTCAGGTTAATTGTTGTGCCCATTGAAGCGGCTTCAGCCATGCGGAATGCACCTGGATTAAAATTGCCTGAAACAACGCTGCTGGCAGCTGACGCAGCAACCCGCGCAGCGGTTGCAATTCCGCTTGATGTTGTGCCACCGCCTGTTGATGTTGTACCTGCTGGGGTTGTGATTGCTGAAACGCTAGGCGTTGAAACTGTACCTGTTGACATTGAAAAATTACCCAATGCCCCGGTGGTTGTTGAACCCGAACCGCCACCGATCTTTGGAATTGTTGGCACGTCCTTGCCCCACTGAACCGCGTTGTAACCCTTGATTATCGCGTTGATACCGTCAATGGCGGTGTTCAGCAATGGTTTGATAGCACCCAAAACTTTGGCAATGATTGTGATAACCAATTCGGCAATGTCGCCAACGACCTTTAATGAATCGCCAATTGCCTTGCCTACCAATGGCGCAATAAATTTGACCACGTCCCAAAATGCTTTGAATTCGTCCTTGCTATTCAGCACGGCAGTTTTGACGCTATCAAATACGGACTTTACGCCTTCAATGATTGGTGTGAATGTTTTTTTCAATGTTGAACCAACGTCGGTGATTACCTTGCCAAATCCGTCACCTTCGGTCAGGCTGAAGGCTGCTGAAAATGCCTGAATTGCTGGCAATGCGTTTTGATTGATGAATTTCAATAACTGGTCAAGAATTGGAAGCAACGCCGTGCCCAATGTTTCCTTTGCTTCGTCGAAGGCAACCTGAACGCGTGCGATCTGTCCCGCGTATGTGTCAGCGTTGCGTGCAGCAGCACCACCGAACAATTCAGTCAAACGACCTTGCACCTGCTCGAATGACATTGTTTTAAGTTCGGCGGTGGATAAGCCAACGCCCAATTTACCCAGGGCAGCGGTATTGCCGTCATAAGCCTTAGCAAGTGAATTTGCAATTGCTTCAACTGGTTTGCCTGTTGCTGCGCTGATGTCTAGCGCGGTTGAAAGTAAATCTTGCGCCTTCGTAATGTCGCCCGTCGATCTAACCAGGCGACCCAATGCTGGGCGCAATTCGTCGTCAGCAACACCCGTTGCCAATGACATTTGAAGAATTGAATCTTCGGTTGCTTTGATCTGCGCCTGGGTTGCACCCGTGGCATTTTCCAACGCCAACGCCAATTGTGTTTGTGCTTTTTCGTCGGCTATTGCAGCCTTTACGCCCTCGATACCAATTGCGATTGCGGCAGCACCAGCAGCGGCAGCAGCTGCGGCGAACGCTTTACCGATTGCAACGCCTGCCTTGCCAACCTTGTCGCCAAATGAATCAACGTCGCCTGAAGCGGTTTTCAGCGATTTGTTAAGATTGTCAACGTCGCCAAGAATCGAAAGTTTAAGGGTACGACTGCCAGCCATTAGTCATACTTCCTAACTATTTTGGAAAATGATTCTTCCCATTTTTTGATGATTTCAGGTTGTGCGCTTCGAAGCGTTGGGTAGATAAACCAACCGCGTGAACCGCGACCTTCACGACCTGACCAAACTGGGAATTGCTTAAAACGATTTGAACCAAATTCGTAACCGCCCCAAACCTGTTGCGTCGTACCGCCACCGCTTAATTTTTGGGCAGCGAAACCAAATGAAATTTCACCGATCTTTGACGACTTTGAAACCTTTGAACCCTGGGCGATTTTGGGCGCAACGCGGTTGGTGGATTGATTAGCCGTTGCAATAATTTTGCCCCGAACGTACTCAGCCAATTCGCTGGTGGCTTCTTTTGCTTGCTGGGTTGCTTCTTCGTCCATTGCTTTGAACGATCGCAAAATGGCACGCAATTCGGCTTTGTCATAACTAATCGCGTCAGTCGCCATTTGCTCGCCTTTCCAAAATTTCGATAATCGTCAAAATGTCTTCGGCACTTTCAAACTCATTTGGTGATAACCCCGTTGCCAGGGCTATCTCCCAAACGATTCGACTTAGGCTTCCGACTGGGTGGCTTTTGGGTTTGCTTCACCGACGATCACTTCGGAAATGGTTTCCGTCCATGCTTCGATTGGCTTGACTGGCTTACCAGCTGCTTCTCGCTTCATGGCGTGATAGGCAAGAAAGACAAGGTCGGAAATTCCGATCTTTTCCTGCGCCTGGGCAATGGTGTGACCCGTTTGCTTTTCCCACTTTACCCATTCAGGCGGTGCCGCCGTGTAGGTGATTTGGTCGCCGTTGTTGTATTCAATTGTTATTGGTAACTTCATTTTGTCTCCCGATTAGTAGTTTTTAACTGAATGTTTCAGTAGGTGTTCCCACCACAATGAATGATAGGTCAACTGTCTGCGCGTCAGGTGCTGACCCGCCGACTGCTGGAAATACTGGCATGACGTTGAATGCAAACACTGCACCAGTCACCGCAGTCAATGAAACTGCAAGTGTTGTGTTTGGTGCTGTTTCGCATGCAGTCCATAGTGCTTCGCACAATGAACCAGTCGCGCCCCAGTCTGCAAGCATTGAAACGTCGAATGTCCATTGGTCGTCAATGTGCTTGTAAGCCTTGCCGTCTAGTGTCTGGTAAGTCTCGACGGTTGGTGAATTCGCAAGTGTTGCGCTGGTCGCCTGCGCGTCGTAGTTAATGGTTGCAATGGTCACGACTAAATCGCGACCAGTAATGATTGTCGTTGGCATTTTGTCCCCTATGTTGTTTGTGTGTAGTACGTCGAAACGTTGATGTCCGCAACCAACATGGGCGATTGACCCACTTCAAGAACCGTCGGCTTTTCGATCTGTCCAACAACGTATCCCGCGGGCATTGCCGCGAGAATTCCTATGATTAGTTTTTCTAGGTTATCTAATGAACCTGCATTGCTATTTGAAGCAACGATTGCGGTGATTGCAAAATTGATTTTGACCTGTGTCTTTGACTTACCGATCAACACAACTTCCATGTAAGGCGAATCGGGTACGACCACGATTGCGGGTGGAATTGGTGCTTCGGGAACGCTTGGGTACACGTTGGCAGATAGCGCGCTGAAGGCGTTTGCTAGGGCTGCACGGGTTTCGGATACGGCATTGGCTGGCACTTATTGAACGACCGTTTCAACGTCCAGGTAAGGCATAAGCAACGTGGACACGCGGTTGGTCAGGCTTCGACCCATTCGATAAGGCGTTGAAGCAAAATCTACGCCCTCGATCTGTCCGCCTGCGGCAACGCGTGATTGAAAGACTTCAACTGAAACCGCGAGAATTGCAGATTCAATTGCTGGGGTGTTTGCGTATAGATCAGCTGCCGAATAGCCTGAAAGTGTTGCAGTACCTGTCGGAATTATGTCGCGCAATGTGACATTTGATGAAGTCAATGCAGCGGTGAATGAATAAGGCGTGACGGTAACAACGGTATGTGTTGCAGTAAATGGCGCAGGCAAACCAGCAACAATGACTGACTGACCAGCAACAAAATGGTGTTCGCGGGCGGTGTAAAAATAAGCAGTGTTTGATTCTAATTTGTACGCGTTAACGGCTGAAGTGTTTGCAACAAGCATGGGCAAAATGACCGCTTCAGCGGTGTTGATAATTTCGTCCAGGTAACTGTCTGAATAAAGTGAAACGGACACGCCAAGCACCGTGCGCAATTGGCTTGCAGTGACAATGACTGGCATGTCCGTTTCCTTTCGATCGGCTGCGGCGAGATCGGGAGAACCCGCCGCATGATTAGTGGGGGTTAGTTATCAGGTCTTGTTGATACCGAATGCGCCTGCACCGATTTTCGTTGCAATTGCACCGTAACCATAAACTGAAACTGAAACCTGACCTGAAGCAATAACGTCTGCGCGTAGGCGATACGTTGGTGATTCATACCATGTGTATGCAGTTGGGTTGATGATTAGCATTGAATCATCTTTGTCAGTGTCATTTGCTGACGGTACGTTTGCAGTGACGTAAAGATCAAGTCCTGCAACGTTTCCACGAATTGAATCTGGACGAACTGAACCACCCGCGTTTGAAGGTTGTGCAGCCATGTAGATTGGACGACCTGAATCGTTCAATGTCATCAAGTTTGCCCATTGTGAAGTGTTCGCAAGAATGTTGCGCGCAAATCCCTGTGTGTTTGAATAAACTGAAGCAGCACCGCGTGAAACAAAACCAAGCAATTCAGCTGCGGTTGGGTATGTTGTCAGTGTTGTTGCGTCGGCTGTTGCACCGCTTGCAAGTGCAGTGTAGACGGCTAGGTCTGTTGCTTTTGCGTACGCTGCTGACATGTTTGTCAATAACTCATTGAAAAATAGCGGTGAAGTACGGTCAAGCAATTCAACGGAAAATGTCTGTTGTCCTGCGTACTTCTTGACGGATACTGAAAGGAAACTTGAAGCCTGATCAGTTTCTGAAGGTGTGCCTGCTTCGGCAGTTTCTGCCACTGTTGGCATTGTTGTGATCTTTGGAATTTCAAAAGACATGCCAGCGTCAGGCAAGACCCCACGGCTGATCGCGTCCACGGCACTTCTTGTCGTGTTTGCTAATCCATTGATTACTTCAGTCAACTGACGTGTAGGAACTAAACCTGCGTTGTCTGTTGTGTCGTCTGCTGCTGCAACGTACTGACGAGCATTCTCGTCACCCAATGAAGCGCGGATTGTGTTTTCTAGGTACTTAGCGGCGGTGAACTCTAAGCGTGGCTTAGTTGTCCAACCACCGACCGCAGCATTTACGTTTGCGGTTACTGACTGGGCGGCTTCTACCGTTTCGGCGGTTGAAGCGTCTTTGACGGTGTCTTCCACTTCGTCTTCTCCTTCTGTTGGTTGTGCTTCAGGTTCGATTGTCGAATCTGAAATTTCTGTTTCGCCTTCTGTCGCTGCTACTTCTGCAACGCGTGCTGATCGAATGGCAGGTTCTGACGTTAATGCAACACCAGTCATTTCACCCTTCAAAATTCGCACTGTTCCGTCTTTCAATGTTTCGTATTCGTCAAAATAAACTTCAACGCTGAAACCGTCGCGCAAACCTTCAGCTGCTTCAACCAGTGCGTCATTTCCCGCAGTTGTTTCAGCAATTTTGAATGTTGCGTCAATGCCCTGATCGGTTGATTGAATTGAAAGTGTTTTGCCAATGCGACGTGTGCGGTCGTGTTCAAGATTAAGCAGCACCGGGGTCGCTTCAATTGAATTCTTCGCAAACTGCACTTTACCTATTGAAGCGTTGCCAGTTTCTTCGAATGTGACAATGCGCCCTGTAATTGTGCGACTGTTTGAATCAGCCGCCGTGATTGCAATGGGTGTGATCAGTTTTTTCATAGCAACATGTCTTCTTCCTCGCGTATTTCTTCGATCGACATTGCGCCGATACGATTTAAGATTTCATAGACCTGCGCGCGTTCGTAAGGATTGCCACGAAGGAAATCGTCAAGATCAAACATGACTTTGTTGCCTGCTGGTGTGAAATCAGCAAATGAAAGGCGTTGTTCAATTATGGACATGTAATTTCTAAAAGCGAAATCCACCAGGTCGCGCCTTTTGTCTAAGGCGTTCGAATACGTAAAACTGGACTGTTGCGAATCAGTAAAGTACGCAGGCAAACCGCATGCGCGTGATAATTCAAGCGCAACGTAATTGCGGGCTTCATTCAGCTGCAAATTCTTTGGGTCATAACCAATTGTTTCAAGTGTTACGTCAGCGTTTAAAAATGCCGTTGATTTGTTGCTGCGGGCAGTGCGCCATGATGAAAGCAATTTTGCAACGCGGTCTGCTGGAAGTGATGTGCCATTTGATTTCAAAACCATTTGCGGTATTGGTTCATTCGCAAAATTCATTGAAGCCTTTTCAAGTGCGGCAGCCGCCTTAATTGTGCGACCTGCGCGTGCAAGCAAACCTTCTTGCGTGTTTGGGAAAACAACCAGGTTTGTCGGGTCAACGGGCGTGCCGTCGATCTCGTAAGAATCAATTTCTGTTCCGTTGGCGTTTGTTGTGATTGAAATGCGTTCAGGTGCGACGCGTTCCATTGCGCGGATTTTTCCCGTGTCCGCATACCGTTCCATAACGTACCCATAGGCAGAATTATGGAAAAATAAATCTGAAATAATCCACGCCCAAAATGTTGAACCTGGGATTCGTGGGTCAGGCTGATTGATCACGCGCGGTTGCGTTACCTTTTCGCCCGTCGCTTCATTGCGCGTGTGCATTGGCAATGACGAAATCGTCTGAATGATTCCTAGGGCACGCGCAACTGTTGGCACGCTCATTGCTTCAGCACGGTTTGCGCTTTGTATGCCGTAAAAATAAAAATTATTATTTTCAGTGAAGTATGGTGCAAGTGAAGCGTCAACGTCCAAAGGCGCAGCTGGAACGGCAGCCGCAACCTTTGGCACAAATAGATCAAATAAACCCATGTGCAAATTGTGTCAGGCTTATACGATCACCCGACCATGATGTCAAGATCATTCTCTGGGCGTGTCGCGAAGTGTGTTGCGAGCGCGACTGCCACTGCCCCGCAAACGACGGATTGTGAAGCCCTGCGCCCGATAACCCAACCGCCGTCACCGCGACGCAATTGCACCGCTGCCAAAACTTCTTCCGACAATTGTGCCTGACCACGGTGTTTCAAACGCCCTGAATTAATTGCTGACAACATTTCGTCGCATGCCTGCGGGTAAGCCCCGTCCATGTCGAAAACGGGAATGCCAGCGGGTGAAAGGCGGGCGGCTACGGCTGCACTGGTCTTTCGACTGTAAAGGACGTATTCAGTCGGATACTTTCGCGCATAATCTGCCAGGTCGTTTGCAATTGCTTTGTCGTCTAGCTGCAAGTCGTTTTGCCAGGTATGCAGTAACTTCACGACAAATTGTTCCCCGCCGATTTTTTGCGCCCCAACAAGTGAAGCAAATTTTCTGCACGGTGAAAGATCGATCGCCAACCAGGTCAATTTGTCAATGTCCAGGTCGACGGTCTTATCCAGGCAGTTACCCCATGAAGCCGCGTCGACTGCGCTATTGATCGCAACAACCCAGCGGCACAAAACTTCGGTCATGACCACGTCAGGGGGGTCGTTCAAAACGCTTCGCACGTTGTCCGCGTGAATCAGTGTTCCCATTGAAGGATTGGCGTGCCGTGCGTTTTCCACGCTGATTTCGTCGGTTGGTGCTGACCATTCAAAATAGCCAATGTCATCTTCGACCCCTGCAATGGAAGCCAGGGCACGATCTCGAAATTGGTTCAGTACTACGGACGCAGAATCGCCTGCGTTTGTGTACGCCATAACCATTGGGTTGGTTGCAGCCATAAGCGTGTATCGAAGCGACGCGAAAGATTCAATGTCGGTCATTTCGCGTAATTCGTCCAGGTGAATCGTTGAAGGTCGGGAAACACCACGGGCAGCCGACCCGCCTGCGCGGACTATGAATCTATTTCCCGTTAACGTTTCTATTTCTTCTCCGCCATGTTGCCAGCGAATTTTCTTGACCTGTTTTCTCAGGTTGTCGTTGCCTTCGATCATTTGAACCATTGCCCTGAATTGTTCAAGCGACGTGGACAAACGGTGCGCCGAACCAATTTGCAGTTTTTCGTCCCATAGGAAAAGACCGCCCAAAATTCTGATCAGCTGCAAGAATGATTTTCCGTTTTGGCGTGCGACCACGATCGTGTTGACTGGTGAAGCCCAGCGTCCGTCAGGCTTGACTTTGTGCGTGTGAATAAGCGCGAATTTCTGCCATTCCATAAGTTCGATACCCAGTTCAGTTGCCAGGTCGATCAATTCACCCCCGCGCGACGGTAAATCGTTCAATGGCGTGTGAATTCGGGGGGTTTGTACGCCGATTAGCGGGATTTGCAGGTCTGCGTCCCTACCCAAAACCGTTTCAGGGCTATTGAGGGCTTCTAGGGGCGTTTGGTGACCTTTTGAGGGCTTCTCAGTCGTTTTCATGGCTTCTCGAATCGTTTTGGGGGGAGATTAAACCAG